TTCAATAACATCCAAATGGCTCGAAAGATCCAACTCAACTCGGCTTATGGTGCCATTGGAAATCAGTACTTTAGATATTATAACTTATCTAACGCTGAGGCAATTACTCTTAGTGGGCAGGTATCGATACGGTGGATTGAGAATAAAATGAATAAGTATCTTAACAAGGTACTAAAGACTAAGGAGGTAGATTATGTGGTTGCTAGTGATACTGATAGTATATACTTGCATCTCGGTCCTTTGGTACAAAGTGTATTCGAGGGGAGAGAGGTTACTAATGAGAAGATCGTTAATTTCCTCGATAAGGTGTGTAACGTGGAATTGGAAAAATATATTTCGAGTTCTTACCAAGCGTTGGCCGACTACGTTTCCGCCTACGACCAAAAAATGTTCATGAAGAGGGAGACCATTGCCGAGAAAGGTATATGGACTGCTAAGAAAAGATACATTTTAAATGCATGGGATATTGAAGGGGTTAGGTTTGAGAAACCTAAGTTAAAGATGATGGGTATTGAGGCAGTGAAGTCTTCTACTCCAGGTGCCTGTCGTCAGAAGATTAAGGATGCTCTTGAAGTTATTATGAATAAATCTGAAGAAGAAACACAGAAATTCATAGCAGATTTCAGGGAGCATTTTAATGAGTTACCTATTGAAGACATCGCATTTCCGAGAGGTTGTAATAATCTAAATAAGTGGGCGAACCCAGCCACTGTCTATTCAAAAGGCACTCCCATTCACGTGCGAGGAAGTCTTTTGTACAATTTCTATATTAAAAAGAATAAGTTGACGCACAAGTATCCCTTAATCCAAGACGGTGAGAAGATTAAATTCGTTTATCTTAAGACACCTAACAAGATTAATGAGAATGTCATTTCATTCTTCCAGACATTTCCAAAAGAATTGGCTATTGACAAACAGGTGGATTATGACCTACAATTCGAGAAGAGTTTCTTGGAGCCTATTAAGGTCATACTAGATAAGATTGGTTGGAAGTCAGAAAAACAAGCTAGCCTGGAGTTCCTATTCGGATGACCACATACATTGTAGAATACAAGAAAGCTTTCGGTGCTGGAGAGCACCCTCAAGAAAAAGAATTCTTTGATAAGACCGAAGCAGAATGGTTCGAAAGAGCCATGAAGAGGTCAAACTTTATTACCAAACTATTTAAGAAATCGCCATGAATTTTTTGAAGGATGTAGCCAAGGAGATTGATAATGAATACGCTGCTCTCGTTAGCGATGGTGTCTCTGCTGGTGACACTAGCGGTTATATCGATACAGGTTCGTACATCTTTAACGCCCTTGTCTCAGGAAGCATCTACGGAGGTGTTCCAGGGAATAAGATCACAGCTATTGCTGGTGAGTCGAGCACAGGCAAAACTTATTTCTGCCTTGGTATTGTACAGCATTTCCTCGAACATAATCCTGATGCTGGGGTTATATATTTTGAGTCTGAAAGTGCACTAGGTAAAGACATGATTGAGTCCAGAGGTATAGACTCAACTCGTATGCTTATAGTCCCTGTTACGACCGTACAAGAGTTTAGACTTCAATCAATAAAGATATTAGATAAATACTTAGCACAGGATCCCAAGGATCGTAAACCTTTAATGTTTGTTCTTGACTCTCTTGGTATGCTAAGTACCACCAAAGAGATTGAGGACAGCGAAGCAGGAAAAGAGACTCGTGACATGACTCGAGCTCAAGTTGTAAAGTCAATCTTTAGAGTCCTTACTCTTAAATTGGGTAAGGCAAATGTCCCTCTATTAGTCACAAATCATACCTACGATGTGGTCGGCAGTTATATCCCAACTAAAGAAATGGGAGGCGGTAGTGGCCTCAAGTACGCCGCGAGTACAATCATTTATCTCAGCAAAAAAAAGGAAAAGAGTCAGAGCGAAGTTGTTGGAAACATTATCAAAGCTAAGACAGCTAAGGCAAGACTCACAAAAGAAAATTCCGAAGTAGAAACGAGGTTATTCTATGAACGAGGGTTGGACCCCTATTACGGATTACTCTCACTTGGAGAAAAATACGAAATATTTAAAAAAGTTGGAAACAGATATGAGATTGGAGAGGCAAAAGTTTATCCAAAAGCAATTCTTGAGAATCCTGAGAAGTATTTTACCCCAGAAATCATGCAAGCATTAGACGAGTGTGCAGCAAAGGAGTTTAAGTATGGTAACTAAACTCCAAGACTACATCAGATGCTATGACAATGCTGTAGATCCAGAGTTGTGTGCAAAAATAGCTAGGAAGTTTGATGTTGATGTAGAGCACCAAGAAACTATAGACAGAGAGAAACGTCCATCGTTTACTGAACTGAATATTACTAAGAGATTCCATGCTAAGGACTTAGAGTGGCATGAGTATCAGTATAATCTTCAAGAAATTTTTATCAATTTTGTCCAGATATACATGGAGGACTTGGATTTAGGTCCAGACTTCCCTGCTAAGTATGCATTTGAGGAGTATAGACTTAAGAAGTACACTCAGTATGGTGATGAGTTTAGAGACCATGTTGATGTCCAAGACCATTCATCTGCTAGAAGATTCTTAGTTATTTTTCTTTATCTTAATGATGGTTTTAATGGTGGCACTACATCATTTCCTAAAATAGATTTGGACATTGAGCCAAAGTGTGGTAGACTGTTGATATTCCCACCAAACTGGATGTTCCGTCATGCTGGTAGACCAGTTGAAGACGGCACCAAGTATATTGTTGGCTCTTATTTACACTACCTATGAGTATTGAGAATACAATTATCAACAACCTCGTCTTTAGTGAGAGGTATTGTAGGAAAGTCTTACCATTTATTAAAGAGGATTACTTTACATCCAATGGATGTAGGGTTGTTTTTGATATAATATCTAAATATTTTTCTGATTATGATTCACTTGTCACTCCTGCTGTACTGACTATAGAAGCAGACAAGAGGGATGACTTGAATGAGGAAACATATAAGGAAGTTAATAGTATAATACTAGGACTGACAGATGAGAAGAGCGACTTCAAGTGGGTCACAGACACGACTGAGAAATGGTGTCAAGAGAGAGCAATCTATCTTTCTCTCATGGCATCGATTAAGATTGCAGATGGTAAAGACCCTAAACAGGACAGGGGTGCGATACCCTCTATCCTCAGTGGAGCTCTTTCTGTATCTTTTGATAGCAATATTGGTCACGATTACATTCAAGATTCCTCATTAAGGTATGACTTCTACCACCAGCGTGAGGAAAAAATACCTTTCGATTTGGAATACTTCAACCGTATCACAAAAGGTGGTCTTCCTAGCAAAACTCTCAATGTTGCTCTTGCAGGTACTGGGGTTGGTAAGTCTTTGTTTATGTGCCATGTTGCTAGTGCATGTTTACTCCAAGGTAAGAATGTTTTATACATCACATTGGAGATGGCTGAAGAGAAAATTGCGGAACGTATTGACGCAAATCTTTTGAATGTACCTATTCAACAGTTACAAGACCTACCCAAGGTTATGTTTGAGAATAAGGTCAGTAAACTAGAGAAGAAAACACAAGGAAAGTTAATTATAAAAGAGTATCCTACTGCATCTGCTCATGTAGGACATTTTAAATCATTGTTAAATGAGTTAGCATTGAAGAGAAGTATAAGACCTGATATAGTATTTGTAGACTACTTAAATATTTGTGCCTCGCAGAGGTATAAAGGATCCATTGTCAATTCTTACACATATGTTAAAGCGATTGCTGAGGAACTTCGGGGATTGGCTGTCGAAGCAAACGTCCCGATTGTTAGTGCTACTCAAACTACTCGTGCTGGTTTCGGTTCTAGCGATGTTGACCTTACCGACACATCTGAGTCCTTCGGACTCCCTGCTACTGCTGACCTTATGTTCGCTCTCATATCTACTGAGGAATTGGAAGGTATGAATCAGATAATGGTTAAACAATTAAAGAATAGATACAATGACCCTACAATGAATAGAAAATTTTGTATAGGTATTGACAGATCTAAGATGAGGTTGTATGATATAGAGGATGCACAGTCAGGTTTAGTTAATGCTGGACAGGACGAGCAAGATAAAGACAACGAGGCTGCCCTCGTAAAAAAATTCAAGGATAAAAAAACTTTTGCAAACCTGAAATATGATTGATTTTGATAAGTACACTCATTTCGTGGATGCTGTCACATCCGATTCCAGTAAAGATTTTGTCGCTCTTGCTGACCGTCTGGGTGAACTTGACAGAGAAGGTGCCAATATTGAACGTCTTACCACTGCTGGCGTTGGCCTTGCTGCTGAGTCTGGTGAATTTCTTGAGATCGTTAAGAAGATGGTATTCCAAGGTAAACCTTGGAATGACGACAATAGAGAGCATCTTATTATTGAGTTGGGTGACGTTATGTGGTATGTGGCAAATGCTTGTAAAGCTTTGGATATATCTTTCGACGATGTTATTCGACGCAATGTTACTAAGTTGGAGAAGCGTTACCCAGGTGGTTCATTCTCTGTAGACAATTCTGAAAACCGTGCGATAGGAGACCGTTAATGCATTTATTATTGACATTGATTTGTATAGGATTAATTGCCCTAGCATTAGGGTATTCAATAGTCAAACACTATGACCCTCATTCATAATGAATCTTCCAATTGATGAGAAGGAGCTTGAGTATATTGTAATGGCATTATGGAAATGCCGTAAGACTGAGACTCAATGCAATGACCTCTATGAAAAATTAAAAGAATTCCATGAGCGATCCAAATAAACTTAAACCAGGCAGTTACATAGACACTCAAGGAATGGGTGGTCCTATGACTCCAGAAGATCTTGCTAAGTGGAAGGCATCTCCTGAGTATAAGAAGCAGGTTTATAAACCTATGGTGGTTAGACCTCGTAGGTTATTTACTCCTGAGTATGCTAAGGAAATGAAAATCCTTATCAATGAA